CAAAAGGAACTATAAAGAATGCAGCTCCAATTGAAGTACAACTCATACTAGAATCAGAAGGGGCATAGTCAGCTTTTGAGAGCGGGAAGGAGTTTTTCTCTAACATATAATCAATAAAAGGATTTTTAATATTTTCTTTTTTAAATCCTTTTGTGATTAAGTATCTTGTTTCAAAAGATTTCAAACTCATCATATCTCCACATAAACCAAGAGCAACTAAATCAAGAAAGTCATTAGCATAATTAACTTTTAGCATATTGTCTATATATCTACAAAATTGCCAAGTGACTCCAACTCCAGATAATTCTTTATTAGGATAGTTAGATAGTTGATTATTAATTATTACTGCATAATCACTAATATAAGGAGCTAAGTGATGGTCTAATACTAAAACTTTAATTCCTTTATTATATAAATCACAATGGTATCTATAATCATTACTACTTGAATCAGGACAAATAACTAAAGAATATTTCTTATTTTTTATAAAATTTCCTTCTATAATACTTTCATAACAATCTGATAAACCATGTTGTTTACTATCATGCATTATCCAATCAACATTCTATAATACCCAAGATGGAAAAATTTTATAAAAATAATTAATAAGGAGTGCGGCAGATGTATATCCATCACAATCACAATCAATTATAACTACAGCATTTTCACCTTTTTTAATGGTATCTATCAATATTGTTAATCCATTTCTAAGGTTATCTTCTCCTAGTAATAAAGGAGAGTTTATATCCTAATCTGATAGATTTAAATAATGTAGTATATCTTTTTCTGCAATACCTCTATTATAGAGAATTTGTTCAATTGTTGAATAATTTTCATTTGGTTCGTTAATTAATTGATATTTCATTTTCTTTTTTTCCTTTTTTATTTTATCTTATTTTATTATATCAAAAAATTATAAATTTTTCAAGTTTTTTTCATATAGACACCCTGTTTTGAAATAATGTTAAAAAAGTGTTTTTATTACAGTCAATAGGAGAATCTTTATATCCCAATAGATTTTCTTTATCAAATAAAAAACTAATATTAACATAATGACCATATTTATTATGAATAGTTTTTAATTTAACAACCCATTTTTCCCATTCTTTATCTCCTATTTCTTTAAACTGTTTATCAAAAGCTATAATAATTTCTTTAACACCAAGTTTTAAAAGTAATTGAATTTGATAATTAATTAAATTACTGCCGCAACAAGCAACACTAATATCTAAATTTTTTCCAAAATAAGAAGCATATAATAAAGTAGATTTTTCACCTTCAAATACAATAGCCTTTTGTATTTTTTTAATATTATCTTTGCTATTATTTAAATTATATAAATTAAAACCAAGAGGATGATTATATAATTTTCCGTTAAGATAAGCAGGTCTATATTTACCATATATCTCATTTTCTTTAATTAATGTTCTTTCTCTAATTCCAATAAGATTATTATTAATATCATAATGAGGAATAATAATTCCTTCACTTAATGGATTATAACAAATTCCTCTTGATTCCATAATATCAAAAGTAATACCTTCTTCTTCCCATGGCATTATGTGGGGATGTGGAAAATATTGTAAAATTTTATTATCATAAATTTTTAATTCTACTTTACGTTTTTCATTAACCTTTTCTTTATTTCTTTTGAAATTATTAATAATTTTCCAATCTTCATTAGCTTCTTGATTATTATCAAAATCAAAAACATCTTGTGAATATCCAAAATATTTTGCTACAAAAATAATAGCTTTACCTAAGGTAAAATTTTGAATACCAGCAACTTTATTTACTCTTAAAACAAGGTCATAAATATCAAAAGAAGCATCTCCGCAGCCTGTATAACAATGAAATAAGTGAGTATTTGGATAATAATATAATTTATGACTGTCGCCGCCATGACATATGGTGCGTGCAGTAAACATATTATTACCCATGATTGGCTCTCCACCTAATTCACTTACAAGGTCAAATACTTCTTCTATCGAGAGGTTTTCTTTAAGAGTATTTTTATCATACTTAAAAGACATTTTTTTTATTTCATCCTATGTGCTTTTTCATAAAATTCTTTAATTGTCATACAAACTGTTTCATCACAGAGATGAGTATTAAAACAAAATGTTTCATACATTTTTAAATTACCATAACCATGATTAATAAATGCCTTTAACAAATCTTCTGTAAAAGAATCAATTTCAAAATAATCATATTCTTCATTCATGTTTTTTCTCCTTAAAACGCACTTGCTTCTATTTTTGCGGTAACTTGAATTTTTAAATCTTCTATGCTTATTAATTCATAGTTATAATTAGTTACAAAAACTGGATTAATTCTACATATACCACGATTAGAATTACACCATAAAAGTACGTCTTTATATCTTCCTCGTCTATTTTTATATACAGAAATTTTAATATCTGGCATTTCAATACCCATTGTATTTACAATATCTTTCAAAGATTCTCTATCATCTTGGCTTACTTGTAACATAATCATACCACAATCAATTTTATCAGCAATAGCTTTAGCACCTCTTAAAAGATTTTGGTCATATTGTTGGGCAGAAACATAATCTGCATTTAACTGAGTAGCAGACATTACAAATACTCCATATTGATTGCATAAATCCTTAATTCTTACACTAATCATAAATAAGATATTATCTTCCCTAAGACCGCGAACTCCCGCCTTTGAACTAATCTCACTTAATATTTTCATACTAGAATGAATATAATCCATGAATACATATCTTACTCCATATTGACGAATACCAAATTTAATAGTATTTTCAATATCTTGTAAAGAAAAATCTGGAAGTTTTTTAATATATAAAGGACTTTTTGTTAAAATTCTTGCGGCCTCCTGAACTCGCTCCCACTCATCTGAAGTATAAGTATTTTCAAGAATATGATCTTCGTTTACACCAGATAAAAAAGCTATCATCATAGTTTGAATTTCATCTTCTTCTTGCTCTGTTGTAATAAATTGAGTTGGTTCACGAGTACCATTATCTTCCCATTCTCTTGTTTCTAAATTATAAATTTTATTACAAGCAATAAAACAAGCATCCGCAATCATCGAACGAGTTTTACCAACTCCTGTTGCCGCAGAACGTAAATAAAATTTTTTAAGTCTAGCCCCTCTATGAACAGCATTTACTAAACGTCCATATAGTGGATAACCAACTTCAGGATTAGTTTTAAATCTTTCTAATAATTGTAAAGCACCTTCTCCAGCTTGGATAATTTCATCTTCTGAATTATCAATGTATTTAGCTTTAATTTCATCAATTTTATCATTAATAATATTTGCCATATCATTAATGGGGGTATTATCAAACCAAGCTTCTTGAGTTTCTTTTTTCTTAACATCTAAAATATTATCTGGGTCATATAACCAAGATAAATTCATTCCTAAATTTTTATTATACATCCTAAGAAGTGTCATCTTTTTCATTCTATTATAATAATAATCAAAAGCAGCTAATTGACACATTTCTTTTAAATTAGATAAATATTCAGACCCTTTATTAAGTTTATACACTGCATACTTTTTAGGTCTTTGTTCTAAATATTTTTCTATATCTTCAATAGAAATCTGTTTGGCTCCTAATTGATGAAGATTATAAATAGAACCAAATAATATTTTATGAAACTCTTGAGTAAAATCTTCTTCATGAAATTTATATTTTTCTTCCAAGTCTAATAAAGAAGGATTTAAAAATACATCTCCTATAACTTGCATACAACTTTGTGTATCATAATATTTAGTTGAGTTGCTCACTTAATTCTTCCTCCTAATCAAACCAAAATCGCGGTGGCCGCACATAAACCCGTGGAGATTCTATAGTAATAATTCTTTCTTTTGGTAAAATAAAATTACTTATATCCTTTTCTTTATTAACTAATTGAGCTTGATATAAAGCATAATAATATGCCATAGCTTGATTATATATATAAGGGATAATACCAATACTTCCATTACTTTTTTCTAAAGAATGTCCTTCTTTTTCATAATACCATTTTAAAGTTTTATACATTCCACTATAGGTATAATTATTATCTTTTACATATTTTTCAGCTAGTTTTTTAGTTAATAAATAATTATAATTTTCTCCAAATAATTGTTTGGTATAAGTATAAAAAGTATTTTGGTCTTTCTCTTCTTGAGTAAGATTTTTTTCATGTTCTTCCCAACAATGTAAATGTGCATATCTACGAGCGGAGACTTGTTTAGTAGGTTCTTTATCTCTATCAAATTGTTTTTTACAATAAAGACAGATAACTTTATGAGCCATATTAATCTCCTTTCTTAAAAATATATTTATTATTATAATTATACCAAAAAAAAAGAAAAAAGTCAAGGAAAAAATCCTTGACTTTTAAAATTATTTTTTCTCTTGACTAAGAAGTAATAAGTCATCATAAATTAATGATAATGCTTCAATCTGTTCTCTAGAACATTGGCTCATCTTTTGCCCTCGTCCTAAATATCTATCAGTAATTTGAACAATTCTAGGTTGATAATAAGAAACAAAATCTTCTTCAGAATTATTTTCGATCATTTCTTTAATTAGATTATTATTTTTTTCCATTAAATCATCGAAATTTAATTCTACAGTTGTATCTTTATAAGCATTATTTCTTTCATCTGTAAAGTATTGAGCACCATCTTGCTCTGCCTGTGCATCAATAGCTTTTGAAATCGCATCTACTAAATTTTCATAAGAAAAGTCAATGCAGTCAGGAGTGTATTTAAATCTTGACCCTGCTTCATAACGGGGGGTAGCTCTTAAGAATAATTTTGTAGTTAAATTACCATCCTTATCTTCAACTGGACGAGAATAACCAACAAGGTCACACATTCTTGCACATACATTATTAGCTCTTTTATCTAATGTTGGTACAATTCTATTATATTGAACACCAGATTCATTTGTAAAAGTCTTATCAGTACTATGAGAAATAATAACAAGACCATAATCCATTTGAACAATAGACCTTAAAGCTGTGTCAAATTCTTTTTCTACTAATCCATATCCTTTACCAAAAGGAATATCACTAATTGAATCTACTCCATAGCCGCCATCAGGACGAATGGCATTATCACAAATATATTTTGTACAATAATCATAAGCTATATCTACTGTATCTAAAACAATTGTTTCATACATTTCTTTAGCTCTTGGGTCTTTTAACTGTCTAAGAACTTTTTTAAATTCTGCCCATGAATTAATTGGCTGCGGACGAACACCTGCTAAAGCATTATAACCTTTTTCAAAGGCTAAAAGTAATGCGTTTGGAAATTTTGATGCAATAGTTGTCTTACCAGTTTTCCATTCACCATAAAAGAAAACAGTATAACCTCTTAAATCTCTACTAACTTGATGTGGTTCAATATTAAAAATATCTATATCTGCCATATGTTTCTCCTTTCTATAAAAAAGGGGATATATTATCTCCTTTTATCAAAATACAAAATCACCCTGTGGAATATTTGCACTAGGAGTTGCTGCAGCAGTATTAGTTTTAGCTTTACGGTCTTTAAAACGTTTTTCAATTTCTGCTAATCTAATCTGACGGTCTTGCATCATTTTATTTAAATCTCCATGAGTAAGAACATCTTCATTTCCAAAATCATAAGGAATTTTTGCAGTACCAGTAACAAGATATTCACGTTTTTTGCTTTCATAAACATGAACTGCGGCTTCTCCAAAGGCAGATTCTTCTTTTCTTTCAGTCTTAATTGTCATACAATTAATATTACCCCATACCTTTGTAAATAAAGGTTCAGCCGGTGTAACATCTAAATTTTCAAAATATCTCATACCTTCCGGTTTTCTAACAGTAAAAGAAATTGGAAGTAATACAGGACCATATCCAAAGATATTTCCACTAATTGTTACAAAATCTTCTTTAATATTTTTATCTGGGTCTGCATCAATATGGGTTACTTTTTCAATAACCATATCAGTTTCAAAAGTATTTCTTTCACCTTCTGGTCCAAGTTCATTTACAATAGTACAGAAACCATTTTCATTTCTCGGTGCGGCTACTTTTTTACCATCTGCCGCAATGAAATCATTCAGACCAATAGCAATACCTGTACACTGCACTTTAAAGGCATTATCTTTTCCACCATTAATCCACATTCTATCTGGATTATCAATAATTCTTTTTAAAACTCCATATGTTTTATTTTCGGTTCCATTACCAAAAGTTTCTGTTACATAAGCGTAATGAATAGTAACAACATTTAATCCAGCTTCATCAACAACAATATCCAAATCGCCGCCGATATATTTTGTTCCAGGATTTTTTGAATTTTCTCCTGTTACTCGCTCGGAAAGTTGATTAAAATTACTTCCTGTGCTATAAACATATCCTTCAATTTTTTCTTTGTTAATAAATTTTGCATTATTTTTCATTAAATTTTCTCCTTTAATTTTAAAATTAAAAATTAATCAACTTTTATTATTATAATAAAATTTTTTAATTTTATCAACCTTTATAATTTTTACCTAAATCAGTTAAAGAGTATTTAACTGGGTCTTTACCAGTTTTTTCTACATATCCATCACTAACTAATTTTCTCATAGTTCCTGCAACAGATTTCCCAGAGGTTAATAATCCTTCTCCAATTTCTTTTGATGTAAAGAGATTTGACATTTCATCAATATTTTCTTGCATCCAAGTAAGGGTTTTTAAACCATTTTCAGTTATAGGTTTAGAATTTTTTATTTTTCCTTCTTTAAGTTCATTAAAAAATTCACAAGCCAAATTCCATTCTTTTTCTTTTTCTTCTGATGAACTATAATTTTCTACATAACAATCTTCATCAAATAATTCTTTTTGAACAATTTTAATAAATGCTTCTCTTTTAGTCATAAAAAATAATTCCTTTTCTTATATTTTATAAAATTATTATAACATAATTATTTAAATTTGTCAATTATAGAAAATTAATTCTTCGGCGTAAGGTAAAGATTTCGCCCATTGTATGAAATTAGGTAAGTTAGAGTCATCTTTTCCACTCCATTCATTTAACTTATGTTCTGAGCGTTGATGACATATAGTGCGGATAGTTTCATAATTTGCTGTCCAGGTTCTCGTTTGGAGCCATCCCTCAGGCAACCACCGCACAAGTTCTTTCCAATATCTTTTATCTTTTGTTTCAATATATTTTTGACGAAGAAATTCTAACTGTTCAATCATAAAATCTTGAAACATATTAATAGTATTTGAAACTTTATAATCTTCATATCCTAATACTGGAGCAGAATAATATATCAAATCACCTTTTAAATCATCTGTTTCAAAACAATCAAGAGTAATAGGTGTTGTTGCTAATTTGTGCATTGTTGATGTGCTATTGGCGGTTGTTCCTATTTTATAAGTATCAAATTCTTTCCACCAATAGAGAGGAGCTGTAATATCAACAGATACAAAAATCTGTCTTAAGAATTTACGATGTTCTGAACCTCCGCTAATTAATCTTTGAGCAAGTTTCATATCATTAGGACCAATAACAAAATCAGGCTCTCCAGAATGAGGATCACATATATCATATCCACAATCGTTACAATAATATGGTTCTTTATTAAAATCTGGGTCAGTACACCAATATTTCCATTCACTATCACTTTTATCCCAACTATTAAGAGGATTTCTCATACCACGAATTGCATGTTCAAAACCCCATACGTCTGTATTTTCAAATTTCATTATTTTAAAACTCCTTTAGTTGCATTATATCCAAATCTATCACTTTGATACATCTATATCCAAAATCTTTCTTTTTCATTTAATAATGTTTTCTATTTTAATTCTTCTAATAATTCAAAAGTAAAATTCCATACTCCATCTTTTTGCATAGCATTATATAAAGAATTAGTTGAAGATGCGTTAATACCAAGACCGCATTTACAATGTTGTTTCCATCTGTCCGCAATATTTACACTTTGTCCAATATAACATTGTTCAGTTAAAAGATTAGTTATTTTATAAATACCGCATACCACTTGTTTTCCTAATACTCTATCACATAATTCATTCATTTGTTTTTGGAAATATTGACTCCAAATAAGTTTACTTAAAACAACTGGCTGATGGAAAGATTCTTTTAATTTTTCTAGTTTTTTAACATCATCCAAATCATTATCATCTAAATGTAGTTTATAAAAATTTTTTTCTTCTTTTACTTCTTGTTCGCGGAGACGAGCTTCTACACCAGCACTTAAAGAGGCTTTTAATTTATTTAACTAACTTTGTATTTCTCTTTTCTCTTGATTTGCGGATTCTCTAATATTTTGCAAATCTGTATGAATTTCTGAGATTTGCTCTTGAGCATTATTATGTGCGGTATTAACTGTTTTTTGAGCTAACTGTTTTTCTTTTTCTATAAACTATTGTGCTAATTCTTTTTCATTTTTTATAAAAGTATCAATTTCTTTTTTACGAGAATTTCTTTCATCTTCTAACTATTGTTTTAATAATTCTTTTTGTTTGTTTTCAAACTAAGTTAATTCTATTTTTTTCTAAATTAATTTATTAACTTTCTAATTTAACTATTCTATATATTGCTATTGCTATTTATTTTTTATTACTTTAATTTGATTATTTTTATAAAAAAGAATAACACTAACTATTAAAAATATAAAACCAATAATTAATAAAATCATTTTTTCTCTCCATATAAAGATGGACTAGGTTTATAAACCTAGTCCATAAAAGTAATTATTAATAATTACTCTGCATCTGGATTGAAAGTTCTACCTGCATCAGTTAACTGAATAAATTTAACTGCTTTATGAAGTCCTGTAGCTGGGTCTTCGATTTCTGCAGGTACACGAACCATTAATGGCAGAGGATTTTTATCAGCATCTTTATGACGCTGGAAAGCGGCGGTAATAATACCATTAACTGTACGAGGCTCTAAACCTACTGCTTCAGCAATATCTTGTGCTGTAAAATCTTGTCCATCGTGTTCTTTTACGAAATCATAAACTAATCTACTATTCGGTTTCAACATAATCTTAATCTCCTTTTATTTCTATATTTTTATTTATTTTAAGATGAATTATATGCCTATCATCTGTATTTATTATATAAAAAATTTTTTATAAATTCAAATGAATAAAGCATATTACCTGTAATGTGTGCTTGTATATATCTAATACCTAATTTATTAATATTCATCTTATTATGTTTTTATTATATAAAAATTTTTATTAATTCTCAAGATAAGACTGTATAAAATCTACTTCCGATAAGATTGGTATGTTCAGTTGTTTTGCTTTTTTATTTTTAGATGATGTACTATTAATATCATTATTAATAAGTATATCTGTTTTATTTGAAATTGAATCAGAAGTTTTTCCGCCATGAGCTTTAATAACTTCTTTTAATTCATTTCTATTTTTAAAATTTGCAAGTTTTCCCGTAATGACTATAGTTTTCCCTTCAAGACTATTATTTGTTATCTCGTTGTTAACAACAGGATTCTCTAAAGTTAAGATTTTAGAAAGTTTGTCCATTTCAGAGTAGTTAAAATGTTTTAATTGATAATCCATTTCTTCTCCAAAATTAGGTAAATAAAAGAAATGATAATCTTTATCATCAACCGCATTACGAAAATCTTCATAAGTTTTAAATTCTTTGGCTAAATCTGCTGCGGCTGTCCGCCCTATAAGGGGTATCCCCATAGCAGAAATAAAAGCATTTAAAGTTGTGTGTTTACTTTTTTCTATTGCATCTAAGATTTTAGTAACTGATTTATTTCCAAAGCCCGGTTTAATAAGAAAGTCCGACCTGTATTTCTCGGAAATGTAATATAAATCTTCTATCGTTGCTACCCAGTTCCAATCAATAAATTTATTAAGAGTAGCTTTTGATAATCCATTAATATCTAGTCCTTTTTTACCGCAGAAATGATTGAGTTTATTGACTAATTTTCCTTCGCATTGAGGGTTGGTACAGTATAATACTTCACTATCATTATCCTTTCTTATCTCTGTTGGTTTCCCACAATATGGACAGATTTTGGGAATTTGAATCCCTGGAATATGATTAGGATTATTACCTTGAGCACTTTCAACTTGTGGAATAATTTGATTAGCTTTATAAATAAAAACTCTTTGTCCAGGAAATGCTCCACCCATAAGTTGAGTCATAACACTAATATTATGTAAACTTGCTCTATTACAAATTGCTCCATCAATTTCAATATCATTATAAATTAAAACAGGAGTAAGCTGACCAGTTCTTCCCATAGTCCATTCAATATCTTTTACCTCTGTTTCATAGATTTCATCATATAATTTAAATGCAATAGCATTTTTTAAATGATGGTCTGTTTGTCCTTGCTTTTTACCATACTCAACATCATTAAATTTAAAAACATAACCATCTGTTGGATAAATATCATGTTCAGACTTTTCTTGTAAAACATCTAAAGCTTCTTTTACTTTAGAAATATCTGAAACAAAAGGAACTACTGTAAAACACATTTCTTCTAATTTATCTAATCTTTTCCAAAATTCTTTTATTTCTGGATAACCTTCAATCATTTCCCAAGCAACAAAAGAAAGATTTCTTTGTTCACACTCTTTTGCGGCAAGTAATCTAATACTTCCAGCAGCAAAATTACGAGGATTTTTATATTCTTCAATAAAAGGAATAA